GGTACACCAAGTAACAACACAGTTACATCAGCTATACTACAGAACGGATCAGTTACAACTGCAAAGATTGTAGATGCAAACATAACGACAGCTAAGATTGCTGATGCGGCAATTGTAGCCGATAAAATATTAGGGTCGGCTGTTGGTACAGGTAAGATAGCAGATGGTGCGGTTACTGGGCCTAAGATAGCTGATGCAACTATTGCTCTTAGTAAGTTAGCTCACGGTACATCTAGTAACGATGGCAAGTTTTTACGGGCTAATAATGGTGCTGATCCTAGTTTTGAAGTAGTTAATACAGATCTAGTTGCTGACACATCACCACAGCTAGGCGGTGACTTAGATAGTAATGGTAACAATATATTAATAGGAGATAATAACCAACTAAGACTTGGTGCTTTACCTGATGTAAGATTTTATCATGATGGAAGCCACAGTTATCTTACTAATGCTACAGGTCATCTTCGTCTAAGGTCAGATAGTTTTAAAATAGAAGACCAAACAAATGGTCACTCAATGATTACTGCTGCACAAGATGGAGCCGTAGAGCTATATTACGACAACACTAAAAAGCTTGAGACTACAAGTGGTGGGGTTGAAGTGTTTGGTCAACTCCAGATGGATGATGCTAATAGTCATATCAAACTACCAGATAATGCAAGAATAGATTTAGGAGCTGCAAACGATTTACAAATTTTTCATGACGGCTCTAATAGCAGACTTAATGAGGCTGGTACAGGTCATTTACAGTTCCAAGTAGGTGGAAGTACAAAAGCTGCAATAGTAGCAGATGGTGTCCAACTTTATGAACATTTATACGTTCAAGATAGTGATAGAATAAAACTTGGTAATGGATCAGATTTCCAAATTTATCACGATGGAAGCAATAACGTAATTCAAGCTACAGAATCTAGCCAAAGTTTATTTGTAAAGAATGATTATGAAATTCAATTTCTAACATCTAGCAATGAAAAACAAATAGTTAGTAAAGCGAACGGAGCGGTAGAACTATACTACGATAACACAAAGCATCTTGAAACAACTTCAGTTGGTGTAACAATTTCTGGTCGTTTAAGCACTAGCAATTCTGGTGCATTTATGACGCTCTCTGATAGTTCACCTTATGGATTTATCATTGACCAATCAGCATCTAAAAATATAACTATAAGAACTGATGGGCCAAGTATTAACTTAAATCAAAGAACTAACGGTGAGTATTTTATTAGATGTTTAAAAGACGCAGACGTAAAGTTATATTATAACGGTACTGAAAAACTAGCTACTACAAGTACAGGTGCAGCTATTAGTGGTCGTGCAACTTCTTCTCAACCACTGGCAGCATACTATGGCTGTAATAATACATCTGGTTATGCTGGTTGGAAAACAGTTCAATTTAGAGTACAAGAGGATTTAGACAGTATTAACGTATCAAATAGTGGTGGTAGATTTACTCCTCAAGTTGCTGGTTGGTATCTTTGTAGCTTCCAACATCATCACAGTAATGGAACACATAGTGACTACTATTTAGAAATTAAAATAAGTAGTAGTTATGAACCCGCTTATCAAAAGTTTCCTAGTAATTTTAGTGCTAATATATCAACTGTAGCTTACTTTAACGGTTCAAGTGATTATGCAGAATTTAGAACTCATCATAGTAATTCTGCACATAATACTTACGATAACTATCAAACTAACATGAGAATGGTCTACTTATCTAATTAACCTATGACATTAACACAAATAAATAAGGCTGGTCTAGATGAGATAGCTCTGGATCATGTTTTTACAATAGGTGCTAGTGGTTCTAGTGCCTACACATTTCAAGGAGAAGGGTTGAATGGCACTGTCAACAACCCTACTCTTTACCTTACAAGAGGTAAGACGTATAGATTTGAAAATGGCTC